TTCCTCCTATGATCTTGTAAATTGAATCATCAACTACTTTCTCACCTTTCTTGGTTGTTCTGAGGGATTTTTCAAGATTAATAATGACATCATCATCAAGAGTTATTTCTACTCTTGAATAGCATTTGTCTCCTGCGAATGTGGGCATGTACTGTGATGCACCAGAAGGTCTGTTCTCGATCAGCCACAGGAGTGCCCGCAGGATCGCAGTCTTCCCTGAGTTTGGAACACCCGTTATGACATTGACACCATCACAGAAATTGAGGGTGGTATCCTTATGACTTTGCCAATTTTCAATATGTAAAGACTTGATCATAATATTCCGTCCAATTTCCATTGAACTTGAATTTCTATCTTTTTACTTGCTTCCCAATAACTCACCCAAAGGTTATGTCTCTTTTCATCATTCATCAAAAACAAGTAATTATACAAATGAGGACAATATTTCTTTTTCCATTCGTGATCTGATAAAAATAATCCCTCAATAAACTTAATCATTGATAAACTCCCAACTCATTCAATGGAGAAAGATCCCTTATTTCCTCCACCATGATTTCAGCTATTTCTTTGACAGCCAAATTAAAGACCATCTTACAGTAATAATCAACCACATCTTCTTCTGTGACATAACTATTGATCATGTGGCATCCTCAATCCCAGTAATAGCAATTTTCACATTTCATACTATCCTCCCATTATCCACGTGACTGCTAGAAAGATTAAACCTACTGTGCCTAATGCAAAACAATAAATCCCAAGCAAGACGAGAAAAGGAATGTGTATCACCATAACCCCAAAGACAAATATGGATGCAAATATAAAAAATATAATAAGATAACCCAGGACTCTTTTAATTTCCCTTGCTGATACTTTCTTAGCAGGTGAATGAAAAGAATAAATAGCATCATGAATTTTAGCATCATGAATTTTAGCATCATGAATCTCCCCAGCAAGATAGTAGTCCTGATAATCCTCACACCCCTTGGACGTTCTTGGATGATCTGCTCTGACACCACATCGACCATCCAACCAATGATAGACACATCCTTTACATGACTTATCCATACTGTCTCACTAAATTACCATTCCTAAGTGCCTTGTAGGAACCGATTGCATCTGCAATGTGTTCAAATGTTCCTGCTGCTTTTGGAAACATATAACCAGGATATAAATCTCTTGCTGCTTGCATCATTTCTTCCTTACTCGCATTGTTCTTCCCACACATAGCCTTCTTGCCCTCTTGAGGAGTTGACCACTCAATGGGAACTTCTCTTAATGCAGCAACACAGGACACGATAGCAAGTCCCATGTTCATCATCGCCATTGCCCGTGCATTCTGGGCACCACCACTTGGTGCTTCTGCAACGATGCCGTCAACAAACTGATCTCTCAGAAGATCGTCAAGTTTGGTGGCTAATTCTGCAGATCTCCAGGCTCGGTCATCCGCCACTCTACATTGTTTGTTCTTGGACTTCTCAGTTGTTATGACACCACAATTCTTGATTACTCCTTTATCAATTAAGACCCATCCCATATTTTTAAATCCTACATCCAATGCCAGTAACATTATCTACTCCTTTGGTCCTACTCTAACATAAATATCTTTAATCTCTACCCTTTTGATAGGAGTTGAAGTTCCCGTTAATTTATTTGTAATCGCTTCCCATAAAGTTTGTTGAATTCCATCCTCAGGAAAATCTTCATCAATGGGAATATGAGTAAATTCAACCTTGACTTTCTTTTCCCAATCAGTTGTTGCCAATATTACATAGGCCAAGCATTTCTTTGTAATCATTTCCTTTCTCCTTTTTCATTTATTATAACATAATCTGTTGTCATAACTGCAACAACTTAATTTTTAATTATGTGAAAATAAACAATGTTTATTTTGCATGATTCTTGCATAATATAAGTCATGACAACTCCAATAATACTAAAAAACATGGAACCAACAAAAGCAGTTAAACTACTGGCTAAAACCATGCACAAAGAGATGCTTAAAAATGGTTTTGCAACCAAAGACATCATCAACTTCACTAATGAACTTTTAAACCAAGTCATATTATCTAATGCATCCTCAGAAAACATTCCTTACTCTAAATCAGCCTGAGTCTTTATTCCAAGAAACGCATTTTGTAATTGAACTAAAGAGGAATTCCAAGCACCAAACAGTTCTACTTCTTTTAGAAACAACTGATTTGTGTGTTCTCTAATTTTCCAGGTGACAATTTCTTCTCCATCTTTAACTTTGGTTTGCTTTTCAATATGATGAAGCTCATGGAATAGTAATGCTTTTTGTTGCAATTCATCTAATTCATCCCATGTTTCAAAGTGCAGTTCTATAACATAATCAACATCAACTAAGAACTTCCATTTTCCAGTTGCTTTGGAACAAACACCAGCATGTTTTGACTTTTCTGCATTTTTAAAAACATACTTAATAATAGCAGAACTACAATCAGAAAGTTCATCATACTTTTGAATCAAGTCATTTGCCATGTCTTCTACTGGAGCGTTTGTATAAAATGTTGGTTCCATGTTTTTCTCCTTTTTAATTCATTATATCACATTTTTTTAGTATGTGCTGCAAGCGGTTGAAAGAGATCCAGTAGAGAACAACCGCTCCAGCACCCGACCTGTTTTCATGAATAAATATGTTTGAGGCTTCTCCTCAAACATTATTCTGGTCTCTTTAAAATTCAATTACTTTGTCCTCATATCAATAATTGGTGTTGCTCCTCCAGTAACTTGAGGAAGTTGTCCATTCCACTTATTGGCTTTTATGTACTCAACAAGAGTAGGAGTCAATGATGCATTTAATATCTGGTTAGACTTCGCCTGTGCTTCTGCATTAATCAAAACTGACTTTGCATTACCTTCTGCAGTAGCAACCTGCTGTTTCGCTATGGCCTCTGCCTGTTTAACCTGATTTTCTGCCTTCTGTGCTTCCTGTGTCATTTGAATTTTTGCATTAAGAGCAGCAACAACCTGTGCTGGTAACCTCATTTGACCTGTAAGGAATAACTTGTCAATTATAATCCCTTTTGGATCAGAATCATCTTTTGCAAACTGTTGGGCTTTACTTAAGAAGTCAGCCTTCCCCGGGCCATAAATTTGCTCTACAGTATAACTAGAAGCTGATTTTACCAAAGCATTTCTCACTGTGTTCCTCATGTAAATATCTCTTATTTCATCCGGTCCTTTCATAAACTGTTTGAATATGCTAGGTATCTTTTCAGGATCAAAATGATAAGAAATACCAACATCAAGACCAACAGCCATTCCTTCTTGCGTCTGAACATCTATTCCTTCATTAACAGCCTTTCCTTCTTCTGCACTCTGTGACCATACATAGTTTTGTAAGAAGGTTGGAAACAAGAATAAATCCTGATTGAGACCAACCCAAATCCTACCAACAGGAACCTGCTCTGGTGTAACCCCTTTGTCTCCACCAAGAAGATTAACTAAAATCCCTTGATAACCATAAGGAACCTTTTCCAAACACCCCGTAGTCATACTCAGTATGACTAATGCCAAAAATAAAACCCCGAACTTTTTCATAACTTCTCTCCTTTTTATTTTAAGTTATCTACTATCTTTTTCGCATATAAAAATGCTCTTCTCAAAATCCAAATAGTAAGAGGCACATAAATAAAGATGGGAAGTAAAATTCCCATCCATACTGTAAAATCACTTTTGAAACTAATAAGCCATGGCTCAATAATTCCAAAGAAGATAACAGTACCCACAATGATTACCATTACCTCTATGTATATTCGGAATGGATGAAACATGTCCCATAATGGTTTTTTCTTTTTGTCCTTCATATATACTATGTTCTCCTGTTGATCTTGCATAATAATCTCCTTTCACTTTTTTATTATTATAACATTGTTATGGTAGTAATCTTTCGTAGTCTTCATTAATTTTCCCAATTACTCCTATAAGTAATATAACAACAACCAATGTTCCATACACTCCCCAACCCCAACTAGGTATATTGAATTTATCAAGTAGTAAATATAGAACCATAAGAAACAAAATCAAAGATGAAAAACTGCCTGGTAAATTACCTGGATGGATAACTTTTCTTTTGTTTGTATTATTCTTCATTCTTTAGCTCCTTTGCTCATAATCCTTTTTCATATCCTTACTCCAATGTTGTAGATACATATCCTTAAACCAAGAGGAATAGGGACAATTGGAATAGGGAGTGGTAAGAAAAATCATTCTATTGTCTCGTCCTGGTTTAATTTGTTTTTCAAGTAACTTCCAAATTTCAGGAGTTATTTCTGAGTACTCATCTGTATACTCATAATGATCTTGTTTCATTCTTTAGCTCCTTTATTGCTTTATGTTCGATTAATATTACTGATGTTTTTATCTGGCGACAAAAATCCAACCAGTCATGAGCATTTTCCTTAGTAATAGGAAATTGCCCAAGCAACTGATTAAGATGTTTGTCATACTGTTGAGCATACTTATACCCTTCCTTGATCATTTTCGTTTTCCGTTGATAACTATCTCATATTTTGAATTACCAAACAACAATTCAAAATCACCAGATCCATTGAATCGTTGTACTCCATCTGCTGTAGACACAATAATGATTACTTCCTCTTTTTCTCTTTTGTCTTGTTCTTGTCTTTTCCTCTTTTCTTGTTCTTGTTTTATTTTGTCTTCAAGGATATTAATACAAAGCTGGTTAAAAGAGATATTTAATCTTTTTGCTTCTTCTACTAGTGTTTTGTAAACTTCAGGTTCCACATCAATAATAACGTCAGTATAATCCTTTTCCTTTTCTTTCTTCTTCATTTTTCCTCCTCTTCTCCATACAATAATTTTCTAAGTTCACCGATAAGATTTTTTAAAGCTATCTGATCGTTAAAATCTGTATCAACTATTTCCATACAAATACTCATTAATTCATTATATTGACCCATACTCCCTCCTTAAATTTCCAGGCTATCTATGATGTCCCCAATAACATTGGAAGCACTTCTTACCTGATCACTTATACCCATCAATTCAGAAGTAAGTTGAACAGAAGCAGCTTCCTTGTTTTTTGTAACCTTTTCTGATGGTATGATCGCCCTACTAATAGGAATAAGTCTATTTTGTAATGCAGCAATCCTCTCCTTTAGGATTTCAAGATTCTTTCGTATAGTGTTAAGAGACACCGGAATAGTTAATTCCCTTTTTGCAGCATCACTACTCATACCCATTGCTCCTTCATTATTCATAATCATCCTTCCTCCTTCTCTTCAACTATATATCCTTTTCGATCTTTAAACTCTTCCTTCTTTCCCTCATTCCACTGAGAGACTGGCCTGAGGTATCCAACACACCTTGAGTATACTTCACATTCTATGTCATGAAGTATAGGGTCTTTTTCAAAACATTCTTCACATTTAAATTGAAGGCCTATATTTAACAATGGTGGTTGTCCTATTTCATCCCTAATGTAGGGTTCCTCAGTTATGTATATTGCTCCTCCACTAATCTTGTATTCCCAAGTATCATAATCCGTTATTTCAATTATAAGACTTGTTTCTTTTTTACAGTCATAACAATAACCAATAAACTCAATATTACCTGATTGTGCTGCTTCTATAATTTTCTGAACATCTTCTGTATTCATTCCTCTTGCCTTATTCATATTTTCTCCTTATTATTTACATTGGTATGTAGTATAAAGAAAGCAAGACCTAACAAATAACGATCACTTATAGGTTCTCCTTTTATTACTCTATTTAATGTTTCTGCGCATATTTCACCAAGTCGGTTATCTTCTATAGCACAACTGGAGAATGCCTCCAACCATGTATATAATTCAGACAATGGTATAGATCTGATATAGGCCATCGCAGTATCTGCGGAAGGATGGTATTCCCCTTTTCTTATTGTTCCTCTTTCCTCATCTTTTCTTATTATTCCACTTTTTTTATTCATCACTTCCTCCATCCCATTTAATTGGTAGTAAATCTCCCCAACTCTGTGCTCTCATTGATTCAAATCCATAATGAGAAAAAATCTTTTTAAACCCACTATATGTTAAATTGTCCTCTTTGTATTCCAAATCTATATCACCTTCAAATGGCAAACTAACTAATCTATAATTCCTATTAATTAATTTTAACCCTTCAACACTTATTATTTTATCATAAATTTTCCCGTGATCAAGAGTTCCTTTTAAGTATCTTATCGCTCCTGAATTATTTGACTTAGCAGGATCAGCCACACCTTCAATTCCTGGAACACCATCACTATCACACCCACCTATTGCTTTCGCCATTGCCCACTGTTCAGGCTGAATACCATATACTAAATGGAAGGCATTGGCATCCATTATCTTTCCTGTGGATGGGTGATACATCTTTATTTCATAATGATATGTCTTTGTAACTAATTGATACAAATCTTGATCTGAGGAAACAATAATATAATCTTCTGGTTTCCTCATACAAATAGTAGCAATTAGATCATCCGCTTCATATCCTGTCATTCTAAAACTGTTGTTGAATCCGAGAGTCGGAAGAACTTTCTCTCTAATTTCGTTGAATTGTTTGAATGCTTGAGAAAGATCTTCCAACTCTTCTGGTGTTTTCTCTTGATGTCGTTTTGCTTTATATTCAGGAAATATTACTTTCCTGAATGACTTCCTTGAATCCCAACAAAAGAGAATGGATTCAGGGGAAGTCTCCTTTACTATCTTTTTGAGTTTATTGAGAAATCCGAAAAGGATTCCTGTGGGATGCCCTTCGTACTCTAGTTGTCCTGTAGTAAAATAAGAGATATACAAGAGATTGCTCACATCCAGAATTAATTTCATCGAATATCCTCAAATGATTTCGTAAGTGTTTTTATTAAAATAGTATCCACATAAACAGCAAAAGTCACAACTTGTTCAATGTCATCTATGAGTATTGGAATTGAATATATGTTTATGTAATCATTCATGTTTTCTTCCTTATTTCATCATCAATATCAAGAAGGATTACAATTATCACAAGCAAAAGAAGAATCGTCATGGATGCTTTACCAACCATAAAATTAAATAACCAACTAAATCCTGTACTGTGTCTTTAACTGATTCAAAATTAATTGCACTTCCTGATTGAGTAATTGATTGAAGTCTTTTAATTTTATCATCAATTCGCACACGTAGTTGCTCATCATTTCCAGCACTAGAAAAAACATGAATGGGGTCTTGGAAACTATTTCCATAGTCTTCATTCTTAGCAATAAGCATTTGTTTTATTCCATCACAAATAATTGAGATTTGTTCTTGTGTATTAGTCATTTATTTCTCCCTTGTTATATTTAATGAGTAAAGAAGATATAACCTCATTTATTGTTCTTCCTTTCAAAGCAACATTTGCTTTAAATGCTCTATGAACTTCTTTAGGAACATTAGCTCCAAATTTTGTGTACTCTTGTTTATATATTGTCTCAATCTTCTTTTCATCAGTAAAAATACCTTTCTCTTTATACTTTTTTATTCTCCTCTCTTTATCCGAGTCTTTTCTACCTTTATTGTCTTTATTGAACTGTTCAATTATTTGATCCATATCGTAGGAATTCCCTATAAATTCATACGATTCTCCATTTTTGCATAATTTTCTTTTACGAAAATAAACACGGACAAGAGGAAAACTCATAATTTTTCCTAAAGCATTAGAAACTGTTTGTGTATAATTATCCATTTCATCTTGAATCTGAATAGTAGATTTCGCTATTCCTTGATTCTGTACTAAATATCGTATTATCTTTTCTCCAGTGTCCATTTCTTTCCCCTTTTCAAATTTGTATTTCTTCATGTGTTGTAACTGATTCTGTTTCAAACACATTCCCAACAATTTTGTATCGCCAACATAACCACTTTCTATCCATAATATTAGCACCAATTTCTCTAACACTAAATTTGGCCTCGGGATTGCCCAAATCCCCTTGATCCCAATAAATTGATCCATATTTATTATAATCTGTGAATAGTAAAATATCTCCTTCATATACTTCCTTATCATCCGAATCATAAAGACCTGTGAATTCCATAAGTTCATATTGTTCTTGAAATTCATCAGAACAACCATTCATCTCCCCTGCAACTTTAAGTGAAATAATTTCAGTGCCTATTTCCATATCTTCCCCATACATACCATCTGGGTAGATCATTTTATGATTCTCTTTATCCCAAACTCTGTATTTGGTTATTCGTTTGTCAAGAAGTATATTATACTCATTGTTATTCATATCTCTTCTTCCTTTCTAACTTCAATTCATCTTCAACTTCTTTCCATTTCATTCCGACATGGTTTGCTAATGACTTTTCCAAATTATTATCTTCAATTTCCTTAATAAGATCCCTCAAGTAAAACTTATCTTTACTCAATGTTTCCCAATCTTGAGGAGCAATATATGCTCCAGACTTCCCCCAAAACTTATACTCCACCAACCAGTTAATACAAGACTCAGTATCTGAAATACCTAGTGAATAATAGATAGGGAATTCTACTTCCCTGAGTTTTCCAGTTATCTTATTTTTACTAACTTTAATCTTTGTGTTCACACCAATAGGAATATCTCTTTTACCTTTTATCTTTCCTGAAATAGCCAACCACATCTCATGCCAGGAATAAAACCTTAGAGCATTTCCTCCTGATCTTGTTTTCTTAGTAAAAGTCATGGGATTTATATCATCTCTTGTTTGTGAGATAATTCCCACAAAGGATTTAGTTCTTTTCACACTACCTTTAACCATTCTAAGCATTTGACTCATGGCCTTTGGCTTATCCATTCCATAACTACCTTTTGCTTCTTTTCCCTTTTCCCTAGCATCCAACCTCCCTTCAACATGACTTATTTCTTCATCGGATGTTAGAGCATCAAATGAATCCAATATATAAATAAAAGGGGCTCCTTCTTTTACCAATCTATTTATATGCATATGAAAATCTTGAATAGTATTACTATACACAGGAAGATCATCCACATATAATGGAGCTTCCAATCTGTCTACCAACTTATTCCCAAATAAATTCTCCATATCAAAGGAATTTGCTTCTTCTACATCATCGTAGATAAGTTTGTAGTCTTTAAATATTGGATTACTACAACATTCCGCCAAAATGGAAAGAGCCAAAAGACTCTTTCCTGCTTGACTATCCCCTATAATGTTTACTAAGCCTCCAAGAGCAAAAGCCCCTTCAATTGAATCAGAACAAGCAAGATTCAATAAGGTTGAGCCGGAGGGGACGAAAGGCCCTTCACTAACAACTTCGTCCCCTCCGTTCGTGGTGGCTTCTTCTTCAATTTGTTCCGCTAATTTCTTTCTTGTCACTTCCATTATAATCCCCCTACATCTTGTTGAATTCCAACTAACAATAGTACTAGTAAAATTAAGAAAACAGTCATCCAACTCATATTTCTCTCCCTTCTAAATATCGATCTACGTGTTTTCCACTACAAAACATTATATCATACTTTACTTTCTTTCTTGAAATAAATTTCCCACAAAATTTGCATCTACCATATACATTCTTTTTATAAGTCAAAAGTTTTGGGTGTTGTTCAATTCTTAGTACTCCTTCTGGTGGTTCTTCTCTATCCTTTTCACAGGCTTTGATAACTAACCAATTTATGAAGAGTTCCACGGGAATTTGCAACACTTCATCTTGTCTGACATTATACTTCCCAAGGAATCTGATAAACTCTTCCATCAAATCAGTTGCATTTATAAACTCATTAAATTCTCTTGATTCACAACCTTTGTATTTGACCTTCCCATCATCACCAAATATTTTATACCCACTATCATTAACTTGAATATAACAATCTTTTGTTACATTAATTTTTAATTCTGCATATTGGGTTAAATTATCCATAGACCTATCTAATTCAAGAAATCCTCGTTTTCCAAATTTTAAGGGAACTCCATTAACTTCAAGAGACATTCCCTTATGAACCCTTATTTTCTTAACAATATCAGAGTCTATACTAAGTTCTGAGTTATATGAATCCCATACAACTTCAGCAGATGCAACAGACTCATACGGATCTGTATCTTTATATGTTCTAATATCTAAACGAGGAGCAAGTGCATATTTTTGAGGTGGGTTATAGGGAGATGGGACTGTTACAGTAGATGTTGTCCATGTATAGTTTGTTCCAGTATTTGTTTGATAATATGCATTTGAAGTTGCTGTTCCTGTTCCTCCCCAACCTATTGATGAAGTCGCACTCATGCTCCTACCCCAAAATTAATCCACTTCTGTCTTATATATTCAGCAGCGGTAGATGTTGACATTGGGAGTAAAGTCGCTTTCCATACATGTCTTTTCTCCACATCAATTCTCTGGCCTCGAGAATCCCACCTATCATCTGTGACCTTACCCTTCTTTACCACCCGACAATGTTCATGTCCACAATGAGGACACTCAATAATATGATTCCCATCAATCTGCATATCTAACTGAGCTATGAACATTTTACCACATTCAGTACAGGTAAGGTCTGTCCTTTTTGTTTCAGCACCATCAAGAATATCTTGCATTTATTTCCAACCTTTATTCATATCAAATTGGTGAGCTAAATCCCTTAATTGAAACAATTTATTCCAACCAGTAGGATTCATATGTTTCTCACGTAGATTTAGTCTCCAGTGAAATTCATCACTTTTCAATAAAAGTTTAAACCATAACCAATACATTAAAAATCGGTAGATTTTGTTCATGTTTATGCTCTCAATTCTGAAATTGCCCTTTGAATCTTGTCAATTATCTTACTGCTCTTGTCCTTAACTTGATTCATCCATGGTCTTGCAGCAACAGGAAGACCTTGGCCTAACAACTTTCTTGCTCTGACTACTTGCATTGCTGCATTTAACTGATCTTCAACTGAAGAATAACGAACCCCATCTGGCATTCCTTCCTTAATTATTCTTTCCCACGGAAAGGGGGTTTTATCATGCCACGTCCAAAGTCCTCCTAAAGGTTTCTTACTTTTTGAATAGGAAAACTGTTTTTCAAATCCCTTGATGGGCATAGCATCACGATATTCAACAGCAGGTTGAGGAGGATCTAATTTTGATGGAGCCATATTGAAAATAGAATAGATGACTTTTTCATCATCTATCCCTTCCACAAGAAGTAAAGAACCATCTTGTGCTTCTGCCCAACATCCTATACCTAATTTATCTTGATTTCTTGGTTCTGCTCCCGGAACATCATTTGTTGACATTTTATCCTCCTTTTTATAGCTGGTGTGGTCTTTGTTCACCTAGATCTTTTTACCGTAATGATCGTAGGTCTTTCCGTCTATGACTACCCGATGTCCTTCCTTGGTGGTGCTTCCAGCACTGTTCTTTTCCCAGATGTCTGTCCTGAAGTTCTTTCCAGCACCATCGTAATTCCTGACTACATTCTGCCCGTGATGCTTTGTTTCTTCCTGTGTGTATGGTTTATGTCCCATGGTGTTGCTCCTTATTTATCGCTTCTCCTCACTACCATTCAGACATTAAACCTTTCCATGACAAACCTTTTATATCCCCTGTGATCCTTACAGACCACACCAGCTCTTATTTCTTCTTCAAGTTATCCTTTTCTTCCCAACAAGGATCCCACTTTGGACAATCATCGCATTCATCAAACTTATTAGTATCTACCCCGAAAACATGACCAAAGGGACATTCAGAAGTATTTTTAGAACTTACCTTCTCCTCTTTCTTCTCTTCAGTATCAACAGGTTTAGATTTGCGACTTGGTTCATGTTTCTCCTCCTTGTGTTCCTTCTGTTCCTTCTGTTCCTTTTGCTCTGTTTCCACTTTCACTTCAGTATCCGTATTATGATCAGTGGAGGCAGCCTCAAGACCTAAAAATATTGTCTGAATCTCTTGTGCTGATTTAATAATAAGAATTGTGTCCAAATCAATTGCTTGCTTCAACAACTTTTCTTCTATATCTTCTTTCCTATCTTTGAAATCAAGTTTGGAACATTCAAAATAAGGATTGTTTCCATATTTTTCTTCTGAAAATCTTGCTACTATTGTCTTTCCTTCCTTTGTAGGCAATACACAATAAATGTTATCTGGATCTGCATCTATCTCTTCCTTGAATTTCTTACCAAACATAGCATAACTCATTACAAAAAGCTGAACACCTTTTGTTGGTTCATCCTTATCAATTATATTGAAAATATCAACTTCCTGAGGACGGAGAGCTGAAACTTCATCATCTTTCCACCCTTTCTCTTTTGCAAGTTCCCTTCTGAACTCACAAATTGGACATGGTTTTCCTAATGTTGAAGGACATACAAGTGTCAGTTTATGATCAGCACCTAATCCACGATGTCTAAAATATTTCCTTGTCCAATAAGCCTCTCCTTTTTTTGCTTTTGGATGATTATCAATACTAATGATATACGGAATTAATTCTATACGATTAATAATGAACTTATCATCTGGACTGATTTTGTGTGGTTTGAAAAAGGAAGCTTCCCTTGGAAGAACAAATTCTTGCCCCCCACCACTTTTACGTTCCTGATCGGAGCTCCACGTTTTCACTTTTTGGCACATCTGACGATACATATCCTTTCCTGTTGTCATAAATGAATCTCCTTTTCTTGTTTTATATTTGAAAATCTTAAAGACATTAATTCCTCATAATACAATTTCCAATAAGATCTTTGTTTTGGAATATGAGCGAGTGTATGACTGCTCTTACATACACTAACTAAATTCATTGGATCATTGTTAGTTTTATCCCTATCTATATGATGTACTTCAATAGCTTTTGCTTCACAATGTTGACAAGTATGATTATCTCTTTTCAAAATAGAATTTCTGATATTGGTAAAATCCTTAGGGTATGGATATTCCCCCTTCCCATCAATATACCATGGACTATTAGTACCAGAAAGTTTTGGGTTTCCTATGTTTGCTTCCCTTACTTTTCTAGTGTGTTCTGCTGTTTGTTTTCTCCCTTTTAGAGCTTTACCAATTTTCAAGTTATGTTCTTCAGTATGTTTCCTTCCTTTTTGTTTTTCACTCATTTTCTTTCTTGTTTCTTCTGAATATTCTCTGTTCTTCATTTTTTCTATTGTTTCTTCTGAAACAGAATGCCCCATAAGTGTTTTACTTGTTTTGTCTTTTGTTTCTTGTGTGGGTTTATAATTCTTTCTTTGTTTCTCCTTTGGTATTTTCCTACCCTTCAATTTTTTACTTATCTTGTCTTTTGTTTCTTGTTTAACTGTAAATCCATCTTCTTTCTTTTTTTGTTCCCTTATTTTAGCTAATTCTGACATCTTTTTACAGAATTCTTCTGAGCGTTTTGTTCCTGTTGATCCTTTATTCCAAGGAATATGTCCTTTCACTGATTTTGGTTTTCTCATATTTTGTTTAGCTTCTTCAGACTTTGGTTTTCTCATTTTTTCTAATGTTTCCTCGGAATAAACACCTACTAATCCTTTATTCCAAGGAACTTGTCCTTTCTCCCAAATCAATTTACTAATCTCCTTTATTGTGTTTTGTTTTGTCTTTGCTTAAAAATTCCCAATAACTTCTTAAAGCTGCAGAAGTTATAACCCTAGTAAATGCGTAAGCCATGAATAAAATAAAGATTATGGCTATTAGCACATACAAAATATGCAACAAGCTCATCATTTCAAACATTTATATTCCTTCCATGTTGTTTCGTGGCCCATAGCTCAATAATGATTCATTGATATTAATTATATCACACATTCTTGAAACTAATTCCCTTCCTTTCAAAGTATATAATTTTCCACCAATGGTAAAAGGGAATTCATCAGCAACATCAAGACAAGTAATCACTAGTTTTTCTTTATAACAGTCATCTCCTCGATTTCTATTGATTGCATAGTGTAGTAAATCAAGAGACAGAGGAGCTGTTCTAAACTTCCCTTGATATGTTTTATCGGAATTATATTCATAAGGATTATTTGGTTTAAAATCAAATTCTTCATTTGGCATTGGCCCATTACCATGTCTTGTTAAATATGCTCGTGTGACGTAGTATATTTCATTTAACGATGGTAAATGATAATATCCCTGCTTTGACAATTCAATAATGTTTTTTATTCCCGTATTTGCATAAGTTACATGGGGAAAGAATCCAAAATGTTGATCTAACATTAATCCCTGTGATCCTTCATAAATAATATTATTAAAGCAATCCCAAGGAAGATTCCTTTGCTTTATTATTTTTATTTCAGGAAGATTATAAGGGTAATTTGCTAATTGTAGACATGCCACACGAAAATCTTCTTCCTCTTCTTCAAGTCCTTCTATCTTATAATAATCTTTGATTAGTTTTACCTTCTCATTAAAGACATATGGATCAAGTAAATCTCCTGCAAGCAATGAATAAAAATCTGATTCCCTTTCATATGTTTGTCCAACACCAACTCCAACTGAACCATGTCCCCTCATTTCATCAACATCTCGGTTTTCCCTTTTATCAAAAGGAGTAGTCACTGGACATTCTCTATCAATATAAAGAATAGGGAAACATTTTATTTTTACTAAATCATTAAGCTCATTCATAATTCCTACAGGATCTATTGTGCAAAACTTTGACCAGTAAGTGGGGCATCCCTGTAATGTCCCACTTCCAAAATTTGAAAATACATGTTTTTTATCTTGGTAAAAGACTTGGTGACCTGCCTGGTGCCCTCCACTAAATCTAATTACCAATGACTTTGGGTATTGAGTGCAAAGGAAACTGACAGTCTTTCCCTTGCCCTCATCCCCAAAGCCACATCCTATGACAGCTTGACTGGTCATTTAGAGCATCATCTCTTCTTTCTTAGGGTCTGTTTTTCCTCCCTCTTCCTCTTCTTTCTTCTTTCCTTTCTTTCCCTTCACTTTTTCTCCTTTCAAAATGATGTTACTAATTATATCAGCAACATCTTCCCTATGATTGGCTTGAATGAAGTTGTCATGGAGAAGCTGAGCCCAATGATCATTAACTTTTTCTCTTGAACCTGAGCTTGTTTCTTTAATGTTTATGTGGAACACATTATAGGTTTTTGACGCAAGATCAATCAACTCTGCCGCGGTATAGTTTTGAGGCTGTTCACTTCCCATTAATCGCTGAATGACTGAGGAAGGAACATGATCCAAACAAGGTTCATCACCAATTGTAATCAAATATCCTTTCTTTCCCCTCTTTTCCCAATTATCATGTGCTGTGTGACATGCTGCAAAGTAATGTGCAAGAAGGTATGATTCCCCATCATTTCCTCCACCATGACCTTCAAGATAAACTGATGTCAACCATTTATCAAGTAGTTCATCAGATGATTCAAACTGCCCAACTTGCAATGGAGAAGAATCACAGGTATGATCTCCAATTCCAAGGAATAGAATTTGAGGATCAGGTATACCAGACTTAATAATCTTTTCCATCATTTTAGGTAGTCCTTCGGTGACAAGGAATTGAGGCACACTTCCCATTGATCCTGTTTCATCAAGAGCAATGATAATAGGAATAGAGTTTGGATGTTTTTCAGAATCCCTTGACTCTCGAACTTTGACACCATATGGGTTCATTGCATCATTAATTCTGGTACTTGTAAAATTCTCATTAATTCCTTTACTAGAATAACCAACAAAAGAATCAGCTACTCCACGGTAACTTACGGAAGGAAGAACTCTTTCCAAACTGGATTTGAGATTCTTCATGTCCTTTGCCGAAGAACATGCCACAGTAAAAGAACCATTAGAATTAGTTGTATAAGAATATGACTTAGATTTTAAATACTCCTCTGTAGTTTCTAAATCATAGTCATTTGCTGTTATATCGGCAACAAAACTATTATCTGCTCTTAACTTTCTACTATCTGAAGAATATCCACCATGTCCCATTATATGCCTCCTGCAAACAGTTGTTTGAACTGTCTCTGGGCTATTTCCAATTTGATCTCTTCATTTCTTATTTTCACACCAAGATCAATATCGGTTCTCACCCATTCTGATGTATCAAAATCCACAGCAGGCTTCAATCCCAGAGCGGTTTCAGGAGAAAGATCAAGAGCATTTTCCCTAGCTCTTTTAAGCTTTCTCAAATTCTGAGTAAGATCTTCTACCGTCCTTTTATATATGAGGTAGACATCCTCAGCTATTGATATAGCTCTATCTTTCTTGATCTTACTATTAGCTCTGATCAATGAATCATAAAACGCCCCTGCTAACCCAACCTCTACTTCTTTCTTTTCTGTTCCTTCCGTTCCTTCTACGTTTGATTCCATAATTTATTCTCCTTTTTATTTACTTTTCTTTATTCTCATTAGAGCGTTTAACTTCTTCTCCATTCTAGCTTTCCATTTAACATCTGCTTGAATATAGTCTTCTTTTAATTCTTCCTCAAGTTCTTTAATCTTATTTTGTACTGTTTCTATTGTATTAAGAATCTTAACAGGCCCTTCTGATTCAATTCTAAGTTCCTCAATACATGGTTCTGCCCATCCTTCATCCTCAAAGTCCTGATCGAGTTGTGCCAATTCTTCTGATTCCATCCACGTAATATAAACACTTCCATCTCCGGCATTTTTTATACTACCATAGATTTTAGTTATCATTTTATTCTCCTTTTTATTTAAATTACCCATGTTCTTCTTTCCAATGATCTGATAATTGTCTAAGGTTTCTAAAATCTTTTCCACAAATTCTGCAAATACATTCAGGAAAAACATCCTTCTCTGGAATTCCTGTGGTATTTACATAATCGGGTTCCTTTCTTTTACCTGGTCTATGTACTACCATTAAATTTGCATCCCATAATATTTTCATCTTAATTAATTGCGGGGGAGGGATTCGAACCCTCGACCTCCAGGTTATGGGCCTGACAAGCTACCTCTGCTCTACCCCGCTTCAAACTATCTTAGCCTTTCTTAATATTTCCATTGCTTTGTCCGTTAAATCATTGTCTTCCTGTTTCTTTTTTCGTTCCCTTACTAATGGTCTTGCTTCTGGAGATGAAAAATAAGATTGAGCATGTAAGCGAACGAGATCTGAAAGATTTGTACGTCTATGCTCAAACGCTGATACTGCTGTATTCAAGATTTCATATTCCTTCTTTATATCATAATATTTTTCGTAAGCAAGTTGTGTTCTAGGATCTGTTGTGACCAAAGCTTTAACCATTGCTTCTGTAAGTTTACCTTCCCCTCTCCTAATAGCAAGTTCAACTAATGCAAGAGTTACTTCGAGTTCCCTTTTCCCTTTCTCTAATGCTACTTTTGCTTTAGCCATTTCCTCTGAGTATCTTTGATATCTACCTGCATGTTCTAGACATTCTTGGTCTAAGTTATCAGGGTCGATTGATACATCAGCAGCAAAATTGAAATCTTTACTCATAGAACTTTCTCCTTATTCTATAAAAATACTTCCGGGAGGATTTGAACCTACCATCAAGCGATTATAAGTCGCCCGTTCTACCATTGAACTACGGAAGCATATAGGGGAGACTGGATTCGAACCAGCATGACTTAAGAGTAAGTGCTTACCTAGGAGCACTACTATCATGCTGCTACCATGATTACGACTCCGCAGCATTACCATTATGCTACTCCCCTTTGAAAAATTTGGGGTGTAGGGTAGGATTTGAACCTACATATACGATTTGCAGTTGGTAATCGTTCCCTTACCATTCAGGCACCTACACCATTTTGATCGAGACGGGAGGATTTGAACCTCCGACCCCCTGCTCCCAAGGCAGGTGCGCTACCAACTGCGCTACGCCTCGACATTCCTTTTACTCTTTTGTTGCTAACATCTTGTCAAACTTCTCTTTATAATAATCCATAAATTTATCAAGCTTGTCTCGCTGTTTCTCAGAAATCTTTTTCCCAATAACCAAACCTTCAATGTCCTCAAAATCCAATGAACCCTTAATAAGAACTTCTTTCCAAATCAACTTTGCAACTTCCTTTTCACTTCTACTTGTTCCATCTGAAATTTTCATTCTTTATTCTCCTTTTTATAGTTGGTCTACCATTGCAGTCAATTCATCCATTGATTTCCCAAGAAGTTCGGCATCCTGTTTGGTAGCAATGATTTCTAAAATCCTCTTCTTTTGCTGTCTTTTCACAACTAACTTTTCCTTTTCCTCTGCCTCAGCCAACTTAATTTCAACAATGTGTTTGATAATGTTGACCTTGAGTTCAGGAATATTGCTCTTCCTAGTTACTTTCAAAAGGCTTTCTTCACTTGTTTCCTTCAAATCTTTGTTGAATTTTTTGTAAAGAGCATCTAACTCTTCAACATCCAAATCCCACAAATCTTCAACCGATAAAGAACCCTTGTAAGCAAATCTTAATTTCATCCTACTTGCCTTTTCAAACATGACTTATCTCCTTTTTATTTAAATTTAAAGACTTACATATTTTTTGTATTTTATTAATATTTTCTTTTTCCTCTTGTGCAACTAAACTATTAAATGATTCAATAGCATGTTCCTTATCCTTATAATCACATGAATGGTAAATAAGTTTTGGAACACACTTATGTACTTCAATTTCACAATGACCATCCTCAAAAGCAGTAATAGTCAAATAAAAGTGACCTCTTTTATATTCAGTTACCGTACCTGTTCTATTTACACCCAACCCTTCCATCTTAAAACACCAACTTTATCATCCTATTAAATGCCCCTTCCACTTTACAAATTACCTCACTATGTTTGGTGGAACTAAATCCTATTCCTGAAAGTTGTTTGTCTGTCTCTTCAACCCTCATTTTACTTCCCAATGCCTCAAATACTCTTTTATGAGGCATAAAGTCTTCTTTCAAAAATTCATTGAAGAACCCATTAGGACTTTCTTCATTCTTGCATCCATTCAACATAAAGAGATAATGTTTATGTCCATTACTCTTTTGCTTGTCCCAGTAATTTGGAGAGAACATACACACTGAAACTGGATGGAAAGCATTTGTTTTTAATCCCCATACATCCCGTGATGAAAATGAGGAAGGAAGAGACTTAACAATTTTAAATCCTTCTTTATGTGTATATTCTACTTCTGCTACTTCTACAAATTCATCCTGCCTTATATCATTTGGATAGTTAAAGGAGAAGATTTGCCCATCAAATTCTATTTCAGCATTAAATCCTGATCTCCCTCCTCTATGGGAATAACAATGGACGTTGAAACTATATACACCTTCTTTCATTTTATTAACATCAGTATAGCTAATGTTTTCAATAGCAACTTGAGTTCGAGCAGGATGAATAATATCCACATCCAACATACCTGAGGAAGGGTGACTTCTCCCTTTATTTGGGAAAAAGATGTGACCAGCTTCACTGTTCCGATAATATCGATCTGCTTTACTTTTTGATCCTGGTTCAAAACAATGAGCATCATAATCATTTTGATTATCTTCATTCTCATTCCATTGAAGAGAAAATCTCAAAATCCCCTCCACATTTCCACCAGCCAATTTAACTCTTTCCTTCATACTGCTGTCTGTAATGTTCCCTTTATAAGCCCATGAAAAGTTATTGTTCCATTTAAATAATGTCTTACATCCACCTACCTTTGGAGCAATCAATGAAACCAAATTTGGTATATGTTTATTTTCAAGTAATACCTCAATTTTAGTTGCCGTTGGAAGAATGTTCTCTACAAATGTTTCAATAGGAACTTCCTCTACCTTTGAAAGTTGTTTTGGATTAACTACTTCAACATCCTTTTTCATTTCATCAAATACATTCATTATATTTGTAGTCATTTTCTTGGCCACATCTTTATTTGCAAACAAGATATTATTGATAGTAATATCATCAAGGGTCGCATACCTTCTTCCTAATGAATCCATCAAACCTAATTCTTCAATCTTCTTTTGTGCCTCTTCCAACATTTTCTTGGTAAAAATTGCCTTTGGTCTTTTGTAGTTAGTAGGTGCCACAATGGACTCATACTTTCGAACTGCTTCATCAAGATCAACTCCATTTGAAACATCCATGAGAAGGGTTCCGATTGAATGGTTTTTGATCTTTCCAATGACACCACCTACCTCCATTGATTTTACCCAACAATAATTTTCTTTTTCCTTTGCACTAAGTTTGTGATACTCTTTATGAAGGGTTAAAAACTTTGATAACACATTCTCCCATTCCTCACCTTTGTAAAGTGATTTCTGTGCAATAAGCTCTAAGACTGTATCAATTGAATCCTTAGAAATTTCATCAAGGGATCTCTTGAATACATTACGAATATCTCGATATACACCCATTCTAGTAGGCACTGTATCTGATGTCTTATGTATAAAGTTCTTAGGAAGCTTCACATAAAAATGATCCCAAGTAAGAACTGCAGAACCTTCCTTTTTCTCATAACTCTTATCAGTACCAAATTGACTTTCCTTTGTAACAAAAACATCAGTTACAGGATGGCTTTTAACAAACTTAGAAAGAGCTGTTAAAACAGGTTGATAGACTGGAAGGGTTACTGTTTCTCCTGTTTTAAAATCCCAAATAGTTTTTATCTTGTTGTCCTTAATGACAACAACATTCCCAAATGATTTGATAAAATGACGACAACAACTACAATCATAATAACGACGTTTCCGAAAGATCTCATTAGTCCCCTCAGGAAAACTATCAAGATAAGTATTCCATAATACATCCTTATCTACATCTATAACAAACAAATGAGACTGATCCTTGAGTAGTTCTTCAACATGTTCTTGCAATAAGTGTTTAAACTTTTCAAATTCCATAATTTCCCCCTTTTCATTCATTTTCATTTAATGAACATTATATCACACTTTTTCAATAAAACTTTTAGTTTTTTAATTTTTTATAAATAGTGTTCTCTAACGTCCTAATAATTGAATGAACAGCGACACCAAATTCACAAGGGTCTAAAACATATCTACACTGTCCTATATAGGAAAGTGGATACAAGAGTAATTCCATTACCTCATGAAAAGCATGTAATTTTACATCAAAAAATTCACGATCTATTGGGGAACATTTCTTATTTAAACGAATGACAGCAAATCGTTGCTCTAGTCCTTCAACACATAAATCTGCATAATTAGAAGAAGCCAATACACAATGTTCATATTTAACTTTCCAATCTATAAGACCAAAGAAATCAATCCATTTTTTACATTCAGTAACAAATAGTTCAAATTCTTTCTTTGTCGTTTCATGTTTAGGCATTTACTGTTCCTTTTCATCAGAAACGATAAACATTGCTTCAAAACAAGCTAACTTAATTGCTGTGAATCCCAAGTCGTACGTTGGGGATCGGTAGAAGCACCTCATTGTCCAATATGCACCATAGTGAGGAGAAGGATCCTTTGTTAATACTACTGCAAAATAACCTATAACAGCTCTTCTAACTGATTCAGGATTTTCATTTTTTAACCGTTCTAGTATTTCACAAACCTTTACCCAATCCTTTGATTTAGAAATCAAAATTCTGCATAAATCAATTACTTTTGCTTCTGCAAGAAATACGTCTGATAATACTGAATCAATTTGATCTTCAGTTACTTCTCTACATTTATCAAGTAATACTAATGCTTGTCTTGGACTTCCTTGTGATGCTTTTGCAATCTTCTTCATTGAATCAACAGAGATTTCTATGCCTTCTTTTTTCGCAACAGTCCGTATTATTATCGTTATTTCTCTTTCATTCAATAATGAAACTTGAAATTGGGTGCATCTATTTCTTATTGTTGGAAGGAGCTTATCAGGATCTGTGGTACAAAGGATAAATGTGACTGCCGGAGGAGTGTCCTCTAATGATTTTAAAAGTGCTGACTGTGCATCTGGAGTTAGACGGGCACACTCGTCAATTATCCAACCTCTTCCTGATCCTTCCATTGGCTTCAAATACATTCTACTTCTTATGTCTCTAATTGTGTCAATTCCTCTGAAATCACCTGTATCTACTTCTGTTAAATCCATACCTTTACATCCCAAACCTTCAGCTAAAATACGACCCAGTGTAGTTTTTCCGCATCCTGACGGACCGTGGATAAGTATTGCATGTGGCTTAATTTCATCTTTCTCTCTTTTGATTATTTCTGCAAGGGAAGTAACTACGGCTTCATTTCCTATAATACCATCAAGATCAGTTGGTCTATATGTAACATAAAGACTAGACATTCTATTCCTCCTTATATTTGCTCTGTTCTAAAATTATAATCTTTCCTTTTTCTCTTATTGTTTTTATCCTATCAGACCTCCACACATGCTATATATCTTTTCGGATGTTTACAGGCTAGGAACTGTGCCTGTCCCATTACCAAGTTTTTGATTATTGAGGCATGCCTCACCATATGTAAATCTTCAATGAAATAGAATTTTGACGTGTATGGCAGAAGACAGTCAAACGAGACAAGAATATCCGATGACTTATGGGAACCGTCATCAATCACCACATCAAAAGGTCCTTTGTCCTCTGCAAAATTCAGCAGAGAATGAGGATCTCCTTGATCCATCCTGACTATGTCTATACGATCTATGATAAATTCTGTGAAGTCTCGGATATCTGCCCCTATGATTTTTGCCTTGGGAAACCATTCTCGCCATGCAAGCAAAGAAGGAATCCCCCTTCCTTCTGGTCTGCCCGGATTACAGACTCCAATCTCCAACAATGTGAACTCTTGATCTTTCAAGTAAGCAAGTTTTTCCTCATAGATTTTTCCATACTCACAGGTCAGTCCCTTATCACTACCATACTTGGTAAAAAGAGAATCTAAATCCATACCCACCTCTTATTCACCTCCTTCTTTTATTATCCATAGTTTGTGTTGACTTGGGAGATGATTATATACTTCATCCGAGATTGTTTGCAAACACAACTGAGCGGCAATACCATTCCATGAGGACTGAAATTTAGGAGCTTCTGGGAAGATCATTGCAGGATAAATTACACGACTAATTAAGGTATAGACCCCGAAGGTGACGGTGGTTTCTACCTTTATAGGTAACCCTTCAAACAGATCATCATCACCGAATACAGCGTTATCGTGGAAGGCCAATGGGGATAATCTAAGGGATTGTCTCAACAAATTTATGGACTTGTAACCGGATAAGTATGGCTCACAAATAATTAATTTGCCTCCAGGAGAGAGATATTTTAACAAGAGCAAAATAGTCTTGCGTTGAATATCTCTACTGGAAAGATTCGTTAAACTTCGTTCTGTAATGACATAGTTAAATTTTCCGATCAAATCATCTTGTTGTTGAGTCATGTCCCTGACAGTAAATAGAAATTGAGGATATTTATTTAGTGCGGATTCAATACCAGTGGAACTAAAATCAAAGCCAACGGGAGTACAGGAGAACTCTGAATATATATCAAAGCCGTGTCCATTTCCGCAGCCAGCAACAAGGATATTACTATGTGCTTCGATCGATCTCATAATTACTCGGTGGCTTAGATCTTGAAAGATCAAATCATTTTGACTTCCAACAACTTCGGGACTTTGATAGAACTTATTCCAATACTCTCGGTTAAACTCTTCCTTCATAAAACTCCCTTCATGTATTTGTTTTGAAATTGAGTGACATTCATAATTTCATACCTGTATTTGCGAGCCAGATAGAGACATTCATAATAACAGGAAACCATACGGTGATTTTGACAGATCGTAAGTGGGTGAGCTATAACAGTGATCGGGCTATATCCTGATTGGAAGTAGAGATGGTTTGCTCCTGCTATCCCATAGAGGGCCTTGAAATCATGGGGAAAGTCAGAAATTGTAATTGGAAGTTCCACGATGGGTAACAACACTCCATTGATTACAGGCTGATAGGGCTTTCCACCGATCTTGCTGGAGTCCACACGAATACCATTCATAGCCATCAATGGGAAATCAAAGTTGTCGGAACGCCACAGTAGACGATGTATCCTACAAGCGGTTGGTTGTGATAATCTAGAAAGTTGTTGTGATAGTGTTTCACTAGAGGACTTGTCCCAATGTAATTGCACATCTTCACCTGTTACTTCGTGTCTTATCTGTGGTAAGACAAACCATGTCCGTGGTATATCATCCTGTATCATGGTATGATCTAAATCGTCGTCATGTGTCATAATCATTACCCGGTCAGGAACATTGAGAGTCCTATATATCAGGTCTGAAACCGTAGGCAATGTTAATAAGTATTCTGCAATCTCTCTATGTGGATAGTAATACGAGATTTCAGTTATAGAACCTTCCTTTTTCATTTGCTTCCCTTACTCTCCAGAAGTTTATCCTTTCTATATTTCTTACTAAGACAGTTCCATCCTATTGCATTCTTATTCTTCAATCCCAACTCTAGAGAAGCATCCGCTATCAGCTTTGTCCTCCTCATCTTATTATACAGTTTATTGATCCTCTTTGCCTGGATCTCATTCCACTTCATAATTGTTTCAATATTATCTTTCTGAATCTGTAGTTCCTTGTCCATAGTCTGTAGTTCCTTGTCCATAGTAATTCGTAAAATCTCTTTTGAAGAAATATAATCCTTCATGCTATCTAATTCTCTGTTCTGATGAATTTGCAACATAAATGCCACTACAACCAAAGCAATATACCCACCTACTAATATAAACTTTTCTTTGTTAGTCATATTACCTCCATTTTCTTTTTATTCCTGTCCATAATCACCGCACATATAAGCTATTTCAGCTAAATTATCTGACCATGATGTCTGGATGGATAATTCGTACACATCTTCTTTTTCAAGCATTATATGCTCCCATTGAAAAGAATGAGGAGCATTATTCCTCAACAACCAATGAATAACTGGAATTAAAACATCTTGATCCCGATGTCGGAGTATAAGTTCAAAGCCTATTGGAGAAACAAATTCTTTTTTCTTCTTCATATTAATCCCACCATGTTTGAATATTCTTGACCATTAGTTTGAAAAAATAATTTAAATAATATTTTCTCAACCCCTCTTCATTCTTTTCTGCTCTTCTTAATTTCATCCTATCTTTATTAGATATAGGATCACATATTGAATGTCCTGGTATCTTTTCATAGTCCAAATCTAAATCCCATAATTTTGTTTTCTTTTCAAAGTAATCATAATCACCAATTCTTCTCATCAATTCAGCACATATTTTCATTTTCCTTGCATCTCTATCAGCATATAAATGTATTCCTTGTTTTTCGTATTCTTTGGCATCAAGGAATAATTTATGTGATATTATTTTTGCTAGGAACGAATAATCCCACCATCTATCTTTCCATATGACAGGAAACCATTTAATGAGATTACCTATCCCATCAATGACTTCGGAAACATAAGGAATCTTATGATATATTATTGAGTATAATTTATTCATCGCTCACTAAACTCCCTATCTGTCTGTTGTGCTTTTAATTCATTCTCTAAATATTGAAGTTCTTCTCCCTTCTCATGTAATGTGAATTCTAATTCATCTCGTTGTTCCCTTAAATCATCTATTTCATATCTGTATTCATCATTCATTTCATCCCTACAAATATAACACATATCTTCCATATACTTGTGTTTAAAACTATCAAGTAATTCATCTAATTGATCACTATTAAGTCTTTCTATTTCATTTAAAATCCTATCTACTTTATCATAGTATATAGATTTGTTTTCCTTTTCCCTTTCTATTAAATCACAGATCAAATCCAATACTGAAAGTGAAATTTGTGACTCAGTCAATAATATGTTTTTAACATATTCTAACCGTGTCAATGAGAAATCGGTATTTGCGAATTGTAACATTTGCTCTCCTCTTTCTTGTTTGTTGTTTGCAAATAACAAATGCAAATAACAAACACTTATTCATTATCTGGTGTGATCAAAGTATAAAAGCACCAGATTTTTGTTGCTTCCCATTCAGTTAAATTTGGGAATTTCTTTTTCAATGAGACAACTGCATCCCAATCCCAAGATGGATCATTTATTAATTCATTCAAAAAATCCATATGCTCTTCACAAAGCTTCTTAGGGATAGCCAACTCCCAATACTCTCCATTATGAAGTCTTATTAAAATGATCTCACTATCAGAAGTCCAATTCTCTTTTTTCTTATTAGTTATACTAACTATATTTCCTACTTGATCATCCATTTTGTTCTCCTTTCATATCATTATAACATACTTTCTTTTATTCTCCTCGAAATTCCCCTATACTTTTTAATTCACTCCATCGCCCATCAACTGGAGAAAGCTCGATGTCTATCGCAAGATGTGTCGAGATCCAAGGCCATTCTTTCTTTATTTTATCACACATGATTCGTTTTGCGATATCTTTTATATCGTCAAGTTCATCAGGAACAGTGTCGAATAATATTTCGTCGTGTACCTGACCGATCACTAATGTTTTAAATTTTTTCTTCTCAAGTACTTCTATCAACCTTGTCATTGACCATAAAAGAAGATGGAAAGCACAACCCTGTACCGGAAAATTTATGCACTCGTTTCTTGTCATTATTCCTTTATAAGTAAATCCTGACAATGAACAAAAATAGCCTTTCTTTAAATATTGAGCTACCCATTCATCCTTCCATTTCTTATAAACTTTAAATCTTTTATTCCAAAAATTATCTTCAACTTTTTGCACATGATTTTCAAAATCATAAAAATCATAAATACCATTTCTTTTGAGATTTTCTTTTAATGACAAACCATCTTTTGTTTTTAATTC